CACAACAACACATACTTATGTTTCTGAATTATCGGAGATGGTTCCTCTTTATGAGTGGGTCCGTTTAAATAAGTCACCTGAACAGTTAGCTATCTGGGAAAAATCAAGCGAACAAGAACATAATAAAGATTCGTTGACAGTGTATAAAGAATGGTTAGAAACTTATAAAATTGTACATACTATTACACAAAGTGACGGATCAGTAATAGTATGCGATTATAAAACATACGACCATAAGTATGAGTGAATATGCTAAGTGTAGATATTATTAATGAATCCGCAGCCAGTGAATTAGCTAAGAAGCTTCCTAGCTTAGAAAAGCACGACTATAATACTATCGATAAACTAATGCGAAGAATCGCTAGTAAACACAGTATCACGGGCAAAGCTTTGCACGATTTGTTTGTTAAAAAATACCATCGTAATCCTGATAGTTGGATTAAGAATAAACTAGATGAAGGTGGTGATAATGACTTACAACAAGAAGTTGATAAGTTTTGTGATTGGGCGTGTAAACGTTTACATTTAAAAACTAAGCCACAGATTGAACTTAGTATGGATACTGAAGAAGCACAAAACAATCATCACACCGGTGGTCATCAAATGGGTGAAGATAAAATTTGGGTATATGTAAACAATCGCAACCTAGTTGATATACTACGTACAGTATTCCATGAGTTAGTTCACGTTCGTCAAGGTGAACTAGATATGATTGACCCGGGTGATAGTTATCCTGGTAGCCCGATAGAAGCAATGGCTGATATGCTTGCGGGCAAGTACATCAAAATATACGGTGAACAGAACCATCATATCTTTCAATAAAGATTAATCTATGCTATACTGCATAGATGATTAAGCTAACAGTTCCATTACCCAAACAAATCACAGTCGCTTGTAGCGGTGGTGTAGATAGTATGGCAGTTGTTGACTTTTTAAGTCGCAAGCACGAAGTAACGATTGCCCATTTTAATCACAGAACACAGAACGGTGAAAAAGCCTCACAATTTGTTTCTAAATATTGTGGTGATAATAATATCTCAATGCTATATGGATCACCTCGCAGTCAAAAAGGTAGCAAAGAAAGTCAAGAAGAATACTGGCGTAGAGAACGCTATGAATTTTTAAGTGGGCTTGGCCCTGTCATCACTTGTCATCACTTAGATGATTGTGTTGAAACATATATCCATTCTGCACTTAATGGCACACCCAAAGTTATTCCATTAACACGCAACAATGTATTACGCCCGTTCCTAACTACACGAAAACAAGAGTTCATCTATTGGTGCGAAAGCCATAATGTACCTTGGATTGAAGATGAGTCAAACAAAAACTCACGCTATACCCGTAATTACATTCGGAATGAATTGATGCCACACGCATTACGAGTTAACCCAGGACTACATACTTTGGTCAAGAAGATTGTAGAAGGTAAACAAAATACTTGACTTCTCTACGCAGTTCAAGTATACTAACTAATTATTTAAGGAGAACCTATGTCAGATTACAACAGAACCTTTAACGGTGAAGCAAAGATTAAACTAACTCAACTGGTCAATGAGGGTATGACTGTACTACACGAAATTGATACATTGAATGGTGGATTGAACGACACTATCAAAGCAGTTGCAGAAGAACTTGAAATCAAGGCTTCTACATTGAAGAAAGCAATTAAGATTGCTCACAAAGCAAGTCTAGGTCAGACTAACAAAGACCACGATGAACTCAACACTATCTTGGAAACAGTGGGCAAAACACTTTGAGTTACGTTGACGCTATTCACAGCAGGGATGAGGATCGTATCTACGTAGTAGAACGGGATAATAACGGCAAGCGTCAATACAAAGAGTATCCTACAAACTATGTAATGTATTATCCTGACCCTAAGGGTAAACATCGTAGCATCTATGGCGATCCAGTCAGTCGTTTCAGTACTCGCAAACGACAAGAGTTTGAAAAAGAAAGACGCATTCATTCAGGTAAGAAATTATTTGAAAGTGATGTTAATGTGGTCTTTCGTTGTCTTTCAGAAAACTATCTTAAAGTTGATGCACCTAAACTTCATACTTGCTTCTTTGACATTGAGGTAGACTTTGATCCTGATAAGGGTTTTAGTCCTACTAGTGATCCATTCAATCCTGTAACTGCTATCAGTTGTTACTTAGATTGGCTAGACCAATGTATTACATTAGTGATTGCTCCAAAACATATGAGCAGTGAAACAGCCCAAGAAATCACTAATGAGTTTGAGAATACAATGCTATTCAAATCAGAGAAGGAAATGTTTGACGTTTTCTTTCAACTTATTGAAGATGCTGATGTGTTAACTGGCTGGAACTCAGAAGGCTATGACATACCCTATATGGTCAATCGTGTTACTAGAGTGATGAGTAAAGATGACACACGCAAGTTCTGCTTGATGGGTCAACTTCCTAAAGCTAGAGAATACGAACGATTCGGTAAGAGTGAAACAACTTATGATTTAGTAGGTCGTATTCACTTGGACTATCTACAACTATACAAAAAGTATAACTATGAAAGTCGTCACAGTTATAAACTTGACAGTATCGGTGAGATGGAAGTAGGTGAAAACAAAACTCAATATGAAGGTACGCTTGACCAATTGTATAACAAAGACTTTAAAAAGTTCATTGAATACAACAGACAGGATACAATGTTGTTGGTGAAGATTCACAACAAACTAAAGTTTTTAGAATTAGCTAATCAACTTGCACACGAAAACACAGTACTGCTCCCAACAGTGATGGGTTCAGTAGCAATGATTGAGATGGCAATTTTTAATGAAGCACACGAACGTGGGCTAGTTGTTCCAGATAAAAAACGAAAGGTTGAAAATGAAGAAGAAATCCAGCAGGCAGCAGGTGCCTTTGTTGCTACGCCGAAAAGAGGAATGCACGAATATGTCGGTGCAGTTGACATTAACTCGCTCTATCCCTCGGTTATTCGAGCCCTTAACATGGGCGGAGAAACCATCGTTGCTCAAATCAGACAGACAATCACAGACCAGTATATGAAAGACAAAGGCCTTCGTTTAGCTAGTGAGAAGAAACGCTATAAAGAAGGTGATGATGATGTGACTGGTGCTATTCTATGGGAGAACCTGTTTGGTGCATTAGAGTATACTGCAATTATGAACCAAGAGCGTGGCACTATGCTTACAGTTGACTTTGAAGATGGTCGTACTGAAGAAATGTCAGCGGCAGAAGTGTGGAAGATGGTGTTTGATAGTCATAAGCCCTGGATGCTTAGTGCTAATGGCACAATCTTTACTTATGAAAAAGAAGGTATTGTTCCTGGACTATTAACACGTTGGTACTCAGACCGTAAAGAAATGCAGAAGAAGCTGAAAGAAGCAACTACTACTGAGGATAGAGAATACTGGGACAAGCGACAACTTGTTCGTAAGATTTTATTGAACTCAGCATATGGTGCATTGTTGAATGAACATTGTCGTTTCTATGATAAGCGTATAGGTCAAAGTGTTACTCTAAGCGGTCGTCAGATTGTTCGTCATATGATGAGTACAATCAATGAATCAGTTGAAGGTACGTATTCACATGAAGGCAATGCAATTGTGTATGGTGATACTGATAGTTGTTACTTCACTGCTTATCCTACACTTAAACCACAGATTGATAAAGGTGAGTTAGTATGGGACAAAGAACTTTGTATCGGACTATACGATAGTATCGCAGACCAAGCTAATGAAAGTTTCCCATCATTTATGGAGAAGGCATTTCACGCACCTCGTAAGAACGGTGAGATTATCAAAGCTGGTCGTGAATTGATTGGTGATCGTGCTATCTTTATTGTTAAGAAACGTTATGCTATTAACATCTTTGACAAAGAAGGTAAGCGTAAAGATAAAGATGGTAAGCTTGGTGATATCAAAGCTATGGGTCTTGACTTGAAACGTGCTGATACTCCTAAATACATACAAGAATTCTTAATGAATGTATTGCAAATGGTTCTGCAACAAGGTAAAGGTCGTGAGGAAGTTATTGAAGCTATCAAAGACTTTAAACGAGTATTGACTGCACAAGATAGTTGGACTAAAGGTTCTCCTAAAGGTGTAAACAAACTTACAATGTACGGTGACTTAGAAGCTAAGAGCAGTACAGGTCGTGCTAATATGCCCGGTCACGTTCGTGCGGCATTGAACTACAACTACTTGCGTAGAGTAAACAGCGACAATTATAGTCAGAAGATTATTGATGGTATGAAGGTAGTAGTATGTAAACTTAAACCCAATCCATTAGGCTTCACTAGTGTTGCATATCCAGTTGACGAATTACGATTGCCAAAATGGTTCACAGAGTTACCCTTCGATGACCAAGCAATGGAACAAACATTGGTTGATGAAAAGATTGATAACTTGTTGGGAGTGCTTGGTTGGGATATTCGTAGTAGTACAGATACGAATAGTACATTTGATGATTTATTCAGCTTCGGGTAAATTGATATTGCTTTACGCAATAAAATATAATATAATAGATAACATAAACTGCCTAAATAGGTATACAAAGGAAAAACATGAAAGATTATTTACAAGATTTAATTACACACACAAACGGTCTAGGTGATGTAGACTTAATTAAAGTTTCAGGTACTGATACCGAGACAAACATCAATGCAATTTCAGAAAAGAAAACTGTTATTGTATCAGGAGTATTGAATAGCCCAATCAGTGACTTCATCGGTGTGTTCGGTATGCCTAACTTAACTAAACTCAAAACTATTCTAGGTTTTGATGACTATGATGAACACGCTAAAATCTCTGTATTACGCACTAATCGTGATGGTGTTGATGTACCTAGTACTATTCACTTTGAAACAAAAGACGGTTCATTCGTTAATGACTATCGCTTGATGACTAAATCAATCGTAGAAGAAAAAGTTAAAAGTGTTACATTCAAAGGTACTACTTGGAACGTTGAGTTTGAGCCTACTATTGCAGGCATTCAAAGACTAAAGAAACAAGCAAGTGCTAACAGTGAAGAAGAACATTTTACATTTTCAACAGTTAATGGTGACTTAAAAGTTAACTTTGGTGACCCATCAACTCACAGTGGTAACTTTGTATTTCAACCAGGAGTTACTGGTTCGTTGAATAAAGCTTGGAACTGGCCAGTTAAAGTGTTCTTAGCTATTATGGACTTGCCGGGTGATAAGAAGGTTCGTATCGCCGATGCAGGTGCGACTGAGATTACAGTAGACAGTGGTCTAGCTACATATACATATCTATTGCCAGCTAACGCAAAATAATGGAACAAGACAATCTATCACAAAAACAAAACCCAGACTGGGCATTGTTCTTACCTGCAGTCAGTAGTTTTTATATCTCTGGCTTGGGTAAACAACGTAAAGGTGAACAGTACTTTGATACTGCACGTATCCCTGCTCAATTCAACGGTGATGTAGAGAAACTAAACTTTCTTAATAGCAAAGAGGGTCTCTATTATTACAAATGGGGATTGTACTCTGCTGGTCACGCTAACTTAGATACTACTAAAGACGATCCTAGTGAATCAATCATTAGAGAACGTGAAGAAGGTACGTTTATGTTGGGTGACAGTGGTGGATTTCAGATTCTTAAAGGTCAATGGCCAGCTGATTGGAAAGATCCTAACTGCCCTAAAGCTATGATTAAGCGTAAAGCAGTATTGAATTGGATGGATACATATATGGACTATGGTATGGTCCTTGATATCCCTTCACAATCACTAACTACCTTTCATATGAAG